TCATCAAGACGGCCTCGGCTCCATTTGAGGTCCGGGTCAAGACCATGTGGCCTTTGGAAGATCTTTCGAAGATGCCTTCACTTGATGATTTTGAATACGAAACTGATGGGGTCGTTATGACGCCCATAAATGAACCTATTCGTATGGGCACTCACGAAACCATGTTCAAGTGGAAGCCGCACGAACGCATCACTATTGATTTTCAATTGAAAAATGGGAATGAACTTTTTGTACAGGATCGTGGGGAGCCGTACAAAGAGGCCGTTTTGCACCTTCACAACCGTCGACCGGACCTTCCGGACGGAACGATCGTAGAGTGTGGGTACGGAGAACTAGGGTGGTTTGTGGAGAAGATCCGGACCGACAAGACACACGCGAATAACCGCAGAACTTACTTTAGGACAATTGTGAATATCCGTGAGAATATTCAGTTCGCGGAACTTTGCTGCCTGTACAGAGCCATGTAGAACTCGCCTTTTAATGTTTCAATATTAGGAATTTCTTGAACCGAAGCATCGTCCTTGATGTACCATTTGTCGTATCGTCTCACGAGTAGCGCGTAGTGGCCCCCTTGTCTCGCCCCTTGATGCATCACACATGCAAACAGTTTCCGTCCCTCAAATTCAAGAGGAATTTCAATCGGAAATTTGTAGTCATACATTGAGAATGAAAATATAATCACCTTTGGCCACTTTGTGACTCGTGTCCTAATCGCAGCGACGTTGTGTTTCTTACCGTCCCCGTCAACATAATCTGCAATTCCTACAGGTTCTTCCCGGTCATCAATAAGATCTTTTAGTGAGGCTGGTTCTCCAACATCCATAATTAGAGTTGTAAATTGGTTCTTGACGGTCGACATCCCATCTGGATAAATCGTCTCTTGGGCCTCTTCACCGTTGAATATATCTGTAATGAATTTCTGACCTAGTGATTTCTCAAAAGTATCAATGAGGAGAAGCACAACCTCTTGTGTATCGTGCTGTCCAGAATTCGCAAAGTCAGGATACCTAATCCTAAATTCGCCAAGCAAATCACTCGGACTCACAGGGCCCGTCTCTCCGTGCAAAAATAATTGCTTAACGACCTTTTGATATTCCCGGGTAATTCCACACGGTCCTTCGTATGGGACTGAAAAAAAGTGTTTTGTGAGGGTCGGCACGTGAGCCAAGCATTGAATTGCAGTATTAAAATAACAAGAATTTCCCATGTTATACATGCCCCGCATTGTTTCTTGATGTTAATAGCCTTTTATTCTCTATGTAATTTCCAATGAAACCCATATGCTGTTGGTTTTCTATGACAGCAACATCTACTTATACTTTGTGGTTTTACGCCAAGTTTTCTTGCAGCACTTGCTAAAGATTTATGGATTTCTATTAAAGTATTTTTATCGTATGACCATTGCTCGACTTCTTTTCCCAGTGACAACGCAAGCCGAGAGTTTCGCATTTTGGCTTTTGATTCATCAGAAGCCTTTTTCCCAAAATTCCAATGTTTTTCACCCGATATAGAAGCACTCATACGAGCTTTTGTTTCTTCAGATAAATGTTTTCCGTAATTGTAATTCTTATCACCTTTCTTTGATTCTCTTATCTTTTCTTTAGTTTCCTGGTGAACGACTGGATGTCCGCCACCTGATTGTAAATTATATCCCCAAGGCGTTATTGTATTTCTCTCACTGATTTCAAAGACTTCACGAGAATCCAACCTCTCACGCCAACCATCACCCTCAGGTATTTCGCATATTGTTGAAAACTCAAAATTATCCAATCCATACTTTTGAAACGCCAATTTCAAAACACCATGTGGTCTGTATCTATGCTGACTCCATCTATTTTCAACCTTTTTCTGAATTGTCTGACCTATATAACACTTTCCGTTCACTTTATTCTTTATGATATAAATCCATCCCATCTACCAAACTCTGATGTATTTTCTATAAGTCTTGACCAATAGTTGACTCCGTTTCTAAAAAAAAGATGTGATGTCCACGTGTTAAAGTAGTCGTTATCATAAATAATAACCAAAAAATGGACGCTCTCTTCTCAAAGTGGGAGCCAATTATCAATGCTCACAAGTTTTCTCCGATGACGGAGATTGAGATGCGCCTGGGCCGCCGGGCATCTTCGGGGTTCGACACGAACGTGGGCAAGGACACCTTCACGAAGGTTCTGAGGGCCCTTCAGAAGTATCAGGGGTGGGAAGATACCAAGCACTCCAATGCGACCATTTACTATTTTCCAGGTAATAAGCGCCTCTCTGTAAATGAGGAGACCGATGAGCAGGTCGGACAGATCAAGAAGCGCGTCGCAGTTGACGATATCGAACTCAGTTCTGAGCCTTTTGATATCCGTCTGGGCGTCAGTACGGAGGTTCCATTCGAGTACGATGGTGAAGAGACGAGTACACAGCAAAAGACCAAGGAGCGTTGGTCTTTTGTCCGTAAGAATCTCTCAATCGATATGAGCATCGTGAAAGGAAATCCTGACGACAAGGATGTGGACGACGACACGACCTACCAAATTGAACTTGAAATTGTTGACCCTTCAAAGGTCAAGACGCGCGACGAACTTTTCAATATTCTACACAAGATATTTGATCTTCTGAAGTGCGTCTAATTTTTGGCGACGTGATTTAGCCACGTGTTGCGGTACCGGGGCGAAAGGCCGGCCTTTTCAAGTTTTGCCCACGAGTACTTATTTGAGGAGGAAATTGGGAGGCCAAGAGCCGCGATCGCATTCGCCATATTCTCTACATTTTCAGTCATAGGAAGAGCATAGTTCTTGGTTAGGCGCGCATTCGATTTGGGCTTTGTTGTTTTTGTTTTAGCAGGTTTGGGTGGGCTCGTCCGTTTGGGAACGTTGAGTTTCACATTCTTGGGTGGGTGCCACGCCGGCACTTTGATAATTTCACCCGTCACTACATTTTCTTTCTCGTAGGCGGCGTGTCCAGATTTGGGCACATGATTGCCGACCCACGCCATCATTGCCGATTTCAGGTTCTTCTGAATTGGGTACTTCCCCTTCGCGTTAGGGGTCGTCGCCAGATTCAAAAGGGTCTTCTTGTAGGCCGGCTTTTTGTTGTGTGGGAGCCAGTTTGGAACCTTGATTTTTGATTCATAATTCGAACGAATGATTTCCTGACGCCTCTTTATCAGGGTCTGCTTTACAAAATTCTTCAAGGTCCGGTCTACGTTAGCCTTGAGTGGTGCTCCGCGCGATCCGGACGGAAGGGCGTTAATTCTGGCCAGAAGATTCTTTGCATTTTCGTTTCTAAAATAGTTGGGTCCAAGGAGGTTACGGAGGGTATTCTTGTACGAGTTGACTCTCGAAGCTCTCTCGAGTTCAGCCATGACTGAACCCATAGATGAGACCGAACTAGATGCCGAGTTAGCGGAGCTCGGCTTTTTAGGGCTCGGGGGTGCCTTTGAAAGGGCATAGTTCATGAGTTTTTTGTACTTGTTTGTCTTGGCGGTCTTGTTCCAATTTTCATGCAAATTTGAAGGCAGAAGGGCCCGGGCGATTTTGTCCTGTTCAGAGACTGGGATGGTCGCCCAGTTCCGTGCGGTTCTCTTTCCACCGACAGTCTTCTGCACACGGTTGTTGCCGATAAAGCTGTACTTGGAGCCATTCACATTCACGTTGAAATTTGCGTAAGGCTTGTAGCCGGCCGGAAGGGCCTTTGAGTGAATCCAGGCTATGATGTTTGTAGGCTTCATCTTGGTGTTCACTTGGGCGATATCAAGGTTCCGAGCAATTGCTACAAGCTCGGCCTTTGTGAGACGCGTTGCCTGACGGTTATTTATACGCAAAATTCCATCAAGGCCAATATCAACCTTGTGTTCACGGACGGCTCCACCCGTCTTGACGTTATTTCCAATCTTAAATATATTGCGAACAGCGGCGGGGATGTTGCGGCCAGCCTTTGTGTACGTGCTAATCACAGTCTTGCGACCGGCAGCCAGACCCGTTGGAACCTTGAACCAATAAGGCTGTTGTCCCGCGCCTGGGCGTACATAGAATCCAGGCTTGGTCGCGTTCCAGCTCGGCGCGCGGCGGTTTGAATGACCAGCGACCGACTTTGGAGACTCTCCATTCTCCAGAGGGTAACCGGCGGATTCGAAAACACGTCGGGTCGCGTTGGGTATGGGCTTGTTCGCATTCTTGAAAGCCTTGACGACCTTTGGAGCGACTCCCTTGAGATTCATAGGCCCCATATTAAGAACTTGACCGGTCTGTGGATTCCGCTTCATAACGCGCCATGGGTAGTACCGCGCCGCTCCGTTGGTGCCCGGGCGAATATAGAACCCTGGCCGCTCTGGGAGAAGGGCGTTCCACCGGCCCGCAAAGTTGTAGCGATTTGCGAGTTTGAGCTTTTTGGTATTCACGTTGACGCCGCGTTTAGGCACGGCGGTTCTCGGCTGATTAGACACCGTGATGCACTTCGTGACGTCCAGACCGTGTTCCGTGAAAAACTCTTTGAAGATTTTCTTCGGAATCTCTTTATCGCTCGGGTCCTTTATTCCCGTAAACACGACGGTTCCGTTCTCAAAAAACTGATAAGTAATCTTTGGTTTCTTGAGCTTTAGAACAAGGGCCGGGAATATTTCCGGATTCCACGTGCCGACAGACTCGATCATGGTTTTCGGCAAGCGCTTTAGTTCTGAACCCATCGTCTCGAGTTCGAAATTCTTATTTACGTTGAAAATTCCATCAATTTTTTTATAGGATGGTTTTGCCCGAAGAATACTCTTTGAGGTCCAGTCGTTTTTGGCCAGGGCCAAAAAAGCCTCCTCGTAATTTCCAACGCCAAGGACATCAATCACGTCTTTGGTCATAACGATAGTCTGCTGTCCCTTTTTCGCAACGACCTTCGTGACTCCCGCAGGGTCACCTATCATGTTGCTCCCGGGGATCCAACGCACAACGGGTTTCATACCGGCACCTCGGTACCCGGCAACCTCGCTAAAACCTTTTGGAGACTCGTCGAACACATCATCAATGTTCACAGCCATCTTTAACGTGACTATCCTGGATGTGATAGAAGATGGCGACAGTTTAAATCCAGACGCCGAGTTCGTAAACGTGCGCTTGGCTCTCCACATCTTCTGTAACTTCTTAATCTTGGGTTCCTCAATGGCCCCCAATATTTCAAGTTCGATTTCCCGCAAGGGGTCCATATAAATCTGTCTATATTTTATTCTCCGATTTTGAGATCAAGACCATAAATTATCGGCTGTGTCGAAAACGCCTGGCCCTGGTAAATCTTTGATTCTATACGCACCTCGAGCTCCTTTGAACTGAACGGACCAGCGTAAAAGTCTGGATTGAACCTGAAAGTTCCTAGATTGTTCTCGCGGCAGTGCTGATTGAACTGGGCGACGAAAATCTTCTGAGGAATGAAGAGGTCCTTTCCAAACGCGAACTTCTCGGAGCACAAGAAGTGCTGCAGCGAGTTCGTGACGGTCGCCACCTGGTTCTGGACCTGTTTAAAATACTTGGGCAAGACATTCCAGATGTCTTTGTCGGCGTACTTGCTCGAATACTCGAGGTAAGCCCGAAGACACTTGCACAAAATCGCAGGCATCTCAAGCTCGAGCTTGTCGTCAAGATGCGGGTCCGCCACGTCTGGCGCGATTTGCCGAGAGAAATTCACGGTCGCAAGGCGGCGCAAGATGGATCCAGAATTGTCCTTCCAGTTGGGAACCTCGTTTCCACCCAAAATTCCAGGAGTCTTCCATTGCATGCTTAGGGCCGCCTCATTCTTTCGCGCGACACTCACGTCCTCTCCCGAAACCATCGACTGGAACTCGGCCTGCTCGAGCTGCAAATCACCCTTGATTTCAGGACTAATAAATACAAAACCCTTGTGGATACTCTGAAGACCGAATTTCTTTTCAATATTGTTCGAAAGAACGGCCACGTCTTCACACTCGTAAAACTTCCGTGCGACCTTTGTAATCAGAGTAGACTTTCCGGACTGTGCAATTCCCTTCAGAAATGGGATAACCTGCCACCCGTCGAGTTCGTTCACGTCAAAACACAGGCGACCCATGAAGACATAGACCCACCGGCACACAGACTCCTCGAACCTCTGGTAGTCCAGAACACATTGCATACTCGGTGTTGGAATATCGTACCAATCCTCCACGTCCTCGTGTGAAGTAAAAGGCAAATCAAAGTACTTGCAACTCACAAGGCTCGGATCGAGCTCTGCAAACTCTGGAGCCGTGTACTCGTAAAATGTAAACTTGCGGATTCCCGTCTCCGGGTGGCGGTTCTCATCAATCGGGCGTGCGTCCAAGAGGCCATTCTGGAAAGACCAGACGTGACGGTCCTTCTTGATCTCTGCAAATTGAATGTCCTTGCAGTTCGTCAAGTGACGAATAACATCATTGGCCATACCACCCCGATTTGTGAGATTCATCCACATCTCAGCATTGTCTTCCTTCTGAGTCTCGTCGTACACAAAGTCCTTGATCTCTTTGACGGTCTTCCACGCCCGAGTGCTCCCAATTTCCTTGCAACATTGATCACGGTACCGGCGGAACCCATTCTTGTAAGCCGTCCGTAGCAAGTAAATGAGAAGATTCTGATACGGGCTCGCGGCTTCACCCATATCAAAGTCGACGTCGGCATTCTGAGCCATTGGTTGATTAAACAGCTTGAATTCAGTATCATTCTCAATAAACTTGTTCACAATCGCCTTGTAACATTCACGCCAGCGCTTAATGCGGCGCTCGAAAGACATAGGATCACCATTTATGTCCCGGGTCTCGGTCTTGCTTATTTCGAGAAATTCTGCACGAGCGAGCATGTACCCTGCGATGTTCACAGTCTTGCGTTGATTCACGAGCATACGATCGAGATCTTCCTTGTTAATATCGATCGGAAGATCATTGTCGTCACGGCCTGGACTGGCCGGAAGCCACTTGGTTGCGAGGTGCTTGAAAATCTCCTGACGCTTGTCTTGTTTCGCAAGGTCGAGATGCAAGTTCTTCTCGCAATCATTCAATTTAGAATTTAAATCCTCCGAGGTCCACGAGTTGATTTCCTTCTGGTAAGCGCTCCCGTCCGGCGCCTTTTTTTGAACCCCCTTGGTTGCCATTATGAAATATACACACTACTTTTTTAAGTGGAAGCAGGCTCGGGACCCTTGCATGCACATGCAGGCTTGTTTACCGCCGACAGAATTTTAACTAGAATTTTGTTCTGCATTTCGAGGGACAATGCGATCTTCTCAGCAGAAGTGGCGAGGTTCTGGACGGACGTGGCGATCGTCTCGCCGTCCTCGGTCGCGAGCAGGCTACCGAGAGCCTCGAACATATCCATTCCCTCGTCCATCTCCTCATCCATGTCCTCATCAATCTCATCAATCTCCTCCTCTTCCTCAGGTGTGGCGCGTGGACGTGACATTTAATACACGAGGAGAAATTAAGGCTGAAACTTTTTCGCACCTTATATTAAAATGCCTGGAGGCGGACTTATGCAGCTTGTTGCCTATGGCGCCCAGGACGTGTATCTGACTGGAGACGCGAAAGTGACCTTTTTCCAGTCTGTCTACAAGCGCCACACGAATTTCGCAATTGAATGTGTGCAGCAGACTGTGAACGGTGCCGGTGGAAATGGTGGCGTGTTCTCGGTGACCCTGGCCCGTAGCGGCGACCTCATCGGCGACATGTTCCTGACTTTGACCCCGACCCAATCTGCGGCGTCCAATCTTACGTCGACCAATACAAACATCGACACGTGCTGGGTGGCGGAGCGTGCCCTGACCGCCGTCGAGCTGTACATCGGAGGCCAGCTCATCGACAAGCACTACCAGACCTGGTTCCGCCTGTACTCTGAGCTGTTCCTGAACGACACCAAGAAGGTTCAGTACGGCACCATGACTTCGTCGTCGGTTGTGAACAACGTAAACCAGACGAGCCCGGGCAAGGTCCATTTGCCTCTGCTTTTCTTCTTCAACCGCAACCCGGGCCTGTACCTTCCGCTGATTGCCCTGCAGTACCACGAGGTCCGCCTGGACTTCATCATGAGCCCTTACTACACCAACTATTTCGGAACCAACCCAGTCGACGTGTGGGCCAACTACATGTACCTGGACACGAACGAGCGTGAGCGTTTCTCGAAGAACAAGCACGAGTACCTTATCGAGCAGGTCCAGCACGTCGCTGGCGATGTGGTCGGCACATCGTCGGAGAATGCCCCGAGCATTATCCGTCTCCAGTACAACCACCCAGTCAAGGAGCTGATCTGGTGTTACCAGGACGCCACTCCCCTCACGAATCGCAACGCCATGTGGAACTTCTCGTCCAACGTGGCGAACGTGAACGTGACTGTTGACCTCTCCAGAACGGCTGCATCTTCTACGCTTGCCCTTCCCAACACGGTCGGTGCTCCCCGTCTTAGCGTGCCCGGCATTCTCTCGAACCCTCTTTATGTGTCTGCAGCCAGCAACGTGGGTACAGGAAACGTCTGCACGTTCCAGTCCAATGTTCTCACTGGAAACGTGTTCTGGTCCGAGGCGGGTCTGCCCAATTCCGGAACGGCCAACACCGCTTATGGTTACGAGGTTGGTCCCATGCACAAGTTCAAGCTGATCCTCAACGGAACAGACCGCTTCGTGGAGCAGCCCGGAACGTTCTTTAACAAGTACCAGCCGTACCAGTACCATTCTGGTTCCCCCTACCCCGGCATCTACATGTACTCGTTTGCCCTCAAGCCAGAGGAGTATCAGCCCAGTGGAACTTGCAACTTTTCGAGAATCGACATGGCTCAGGTGGCGACCAGCCTCAAGACGGGTGTATCGCCAAATCTGGTCCAGAAGATGTTTGCGGTGAACTATAACGTTCTACGCATAGCATCTGGACTGGGCGGACTTGCGTTCTCTAATTAAATGGTTTTGGTCTAAATTTTTTTCTTGGGATATAATACAAAATGGCCGGTGGACTTATGCAGCTCGTTGCCTATGGCGCACAGGACGTGTATCTGACCGGTCAGCCCAAGGTGACCTTCTTCCAGGCCGTGTACAAGCGCCACACCAACTTCGCGATGGAGAACATCCAGCAGACGGTGAACGGTACCGCCTCCAACTCGGGCCGCGTGTCCGTGACCATCGCCCGCAACGGCGACCTGGTCGGCAACATGTACGTCGCCCTGCTGACGACCCAGACCAGCGCGGCATCCAACCTGACCACCAACAACAGCCGTGCCGACATGTGCTGGGTGGCTGAGCGTGCCATCGCCGCCGTTGAGCTGACCATCGGTGGCCAGCGCATCGACAAGCACTACCAGACCTGGTTCCGCCTGTACGCCGAGGTGTTCCTGTCGGAGTCCGAGAAGATCAACTACGGCAAGCTGACCTCGTCGCCAGCGTCCGTCAGCGACTCGGCGACCAACAAGACCTACGTGTACCTGCCCCTGCTGTTCTTCTTCAACCGCAACCCAGGCCTGTACCTGCCCCTGATTGCCCTGCAGTACCACGAGGTCCGCCTTGACTTCGACCTGACCAGCTACTTCAGCAACTACTTCGGCTCGTCGGGCGCCATCTTCGAGGTGTGGGCCAACTACGTGTACCTGGACACTGAGGAGCGCCGCCGCTTCGCCCAGAAGGGCCACGAGTACCTGATCGAGCAGGTGCAGCACACCGGCGGTGACTCCCTGGCCGCGGCCCAGAACACCGTCCGTCTGTCCTTCAACCACCCAGTGAAGGAGCTGATCTGGGCGTACCAGAACACCACCTCGACCTCCGTGAACAGCATGTGGAACTTCTCCACCGGCGTCGGCAACGTGAACGTGACCGTCGACCCCCTGAAGTTCCTGACGGGCGCCACCACCGGCACCGCCACCATCCTGCCCCACGTGTCTGGCGCACCCCACCTGTTCGCCAACGCCACCGTGGACGCCACCTGCTCGAACGCCTTCTGGATCGAGGAGGGCTCCGTCATCAGCGGCTGCGAGGTCGGCCCTCTGCGTGACTTCAAGCTGATCCTCAACGGCCAGGACCGTTTCAAGGAGCAGCTGGGCAAGTACTTCAACCAGTACCAGCCATATGTGTACCACAGCGGTACCCCCTACCCCGGCATCTACGTGTACTCCTTCGCCCTGCAGCCCGAGGAGCACCAGCCAACCGGCACCTGCAACTTCTCGCGTATTGATAACGCCCAGGTGTTCTTCAACCTTAAGAACCAGTACACCAACACCCTGCAGAAGATGTTCGCAGTGAACTACAACATCCTGCGCATCCAGTCGGGCATGGGTGGCCTTGCATTCTCCAACTAGACGTTTTTTAGAGCGAATTGCGAAACGGGATTCGTCCCACCAAAAAACGGGCCTCGGCCCCAAGACCGTTCAAGGGTCCTGGGACCGCGTTATCGAGAGACAACATCCCACGTTCCATTTATCGCCAAAAATTCTTCCTCAATAATTTTGGAACAAAATATGGGATCAAAATTTTCACTACAACAAAATACATCGAGGTATACTTTGTTGTCCTCTGGATATGTGTGTGCACTGAAGTGACTCTCGGCAAGTACGAGAACTCCAGTTGTACCAATAGGCTCAAATTGGTGAAAAGCGCGACTTACGACTGTAAACTCGCACCTTTCAGCGATTCGATTCATGATCTTCTCAAGGTGACCAGACCGTGAGACCCACACACCTTCGATGTATCCAAAGAGGTGCTTCTTCATGTATTTTTAGTGACTTTTAATTTTATATAGGATTAGCCCGACCGCCGCCAGAATGTACATGAGGCCGAACATGGGCTGGGCCATGTACTTCTGGTCCTTGCGACCCTCGATCATGTTCGCAATACCAAGAGCTCCAAAGAGCGCAATGAAGACCATAAGAAATTGTGTGTTAAGGTCTTGCATTTATTATATGGTAGATAAATTAATGGATCTTGTGACCCGACCTGATATCAAAGGGCCTGAACTTGTAAAGGAAATTATGAAGCAATTTCCAGGATCAGATATTGATACTGTTCTGACCAAGGCCCGTCGGATTATCATAGAACGTCATGCCCTTACAATCAAGTCTATGAATTTCGAAACAGTATTTGACCTGATCAAGTACACTCACAATTTCAATCTAACATTCGAAGATTTTTCTGAACTCGTGACTCTTCTGGGCGACCACAATTCTGAACTAAAATCCGTTATGGACTCTGGGTTGTTGAATTCAATTCATAAATTCACACGTCCTGTGGAAGAACCGGTCAAGCATCCCCCTGGATGTTTCTGTTTTTAATGGGTGAACCCTCCAAGTCCCATGTTGGGGCTACCACCACCATGGGACGGCTCAATCTCCGTGAAGAGGTAAATGAAGTACAGACCCATGACCATCAGAGTTGTGGCGCGCAGAACGGCCGGGGCGTTTCTACGGTCCTCCTTTGTGAAGAAATCTTGGAGACCAAACAGAATTGCGGCTATGCCTAGGATAACAATTAGTATAGCATTGGCCATTTATATTTTACCAGATTTTTATCCACGGATAAAAGGTAGGCGCTAATTTAAGATATGAATTTCGCGTACCTGGATCCAAGGAGTCTTCTGGAGAGCGTACTGGTCGCACCACCTGAGCCTATTACTCCTGTACCATGCGAGCTTGACCACACCTGGAAGTCTTTTGAAAAAGATTTGTCTAATTTTAAAACAAAATTTGCACAAAGTCGTAGGGACCTAAGTCAAAAGTCTTCAATTTTGGCTGAAAAAAAGGAGGAAATTAATATTCTTAACATGATGCTCGATAACGTAAGTTCACAGAAGTTAAAGGATTCCCTTGTAGATATGATAGGCGACTACGAGGTGGAATCTGGATTGAGCGCCCTCAAGCAAGAGTGTGGGGAGATTGCTGGACGTGTAGAGGCGATGAAGAAGGTCCTAGTTGATACAGGTGCAGAGAGGTACGGGAAGTTTACATGTTTTGTATGCATGGACCGCCTTGTTGACTTGTTTGTTGACCCGTGTGGCCATGTTATTTGCGAACGATGCTGGGTGAGTACGAGAGACAAGACTGTGTGTCCAGGGTGCCGCACGCCGACGCAGGCGGCGAAGAAGATTTTTACGCTCTAGGTGCGTTAATTTTTGAATAATTGTTTGTTGTGTAATAACATCTCATCTTGGCGCAGTTGGTAGCGCATCGGACTGTAGTTCCGCTGGTCGGGTGTTCAAATCACTCAGATGAGAAAAAACGCCCTTGTAGCTCAGCTGGTTAGAGCATGGTGCTAATAACGCCAGGGTCACAGGTTCGATCCCTGTCAAGGGCAGCGTTTATAGTCTAATGGTCATGATAAAACCCTTCCAAGGTTTAGATCCGGGTTCAATTCCCGGTGAACGCATATGGTTCTATAGTATAATGGTTAGTACACAGGACTCTGAATCCTGGAATGCGTGTTCGATCCACGCTAGAACCTGCTTTCGTAGCTCAATTGGTAGAGCACCCGTTTAGTAAGCGGGAGGTAATGAGATCAAAACTCATCGA